TTCTTTAGAAAATTCTCCAGTCTTGAAAGGGGCATCCTATTTTTCTCTAATTACAGATTCTGTCTAAGTTTATTTATGATATTAAATGATCAAGTTAATATTAAAGTTGAACTCCCAACGCCAACAACTGTGAAGGTTAAATTAGAACCAGATACTGATATTTTAACTGGTGATGTGTCGTCACTAGTGAATCCAGATTCAGCTTTAACTTTATTAGCATCGATATCTTGACTTATACTTATGTCATATTGACTTCCATTATTTTGAATACTGGTTACAGTATCACCTGATGAAAGATTAGTGTAAAATTTAGCCATTAAAGTGTTCTCCTGTCATAATGATATCCAGCGATGGAATACTGGTTGTTATTGCCTGGGTAGTCTTCTGGAGTTTCACCCTTATATTCTGGAATAAGGACTTCTCCATCTTTCCTTGTACCATATATATGGTAGAAACAATCAATGGTTGATAAATCAGTAATCAAATCAGTATTAGTTGAGTCCTCTACGATAACAATAAAATCTTCATCAATTTCTTGAATCACAAGATTTTGTTGTCTTCCAATTGGTTGTAACTGAACAGAAATACTATCAATATCAACTAAATCTTTCCAGTAATCTGGTAGATTAATTATGTTAGTTCCTGTAATTCTACCACGATGATAAACGCCACCCTCTGGGCCTTCTAAACATATGTATCTTAGTCGATGACCCTCCTTTGTAGGATGTTTGATATCGAATCCTTTCCAACCTTGAACGTTGATAGAACTACCAGACCAAGCACAAGCTTGACCACTACAAGCTAATAGATTACTTGTATGAAGATTTCCACTATTAATAGTTTGATCTCCAGTTACTACTAAAGCATCAGCAGTTTTACCGTCACCATCTATCTTTACATTACCATCAGCTTTAATTGCAAGACTCGCCTTACAAGTTGGTTGTCTATCAAGTGAATTTTGAGTTGCAGAATTTGATGATACATTTAAAACCGCCTCATATCCTGGCGCAGCTGATGGTTGTCCAACTAAAACAGGGCCATTTAAAACAGCAGTTCCAGTTGGTGTAGTATCAGGTGCAGAGTAAGAAACATCATTTGTTCCTACAATTAATTTATCTGTTTGTAACCTAGAAATATTCATAATGTCCTCATGGTTGATAACTGTGTTTTCTTAAGATTAGCTGTTAATGCACCAAAACTTTTATCAGCAAAAGCTGCAGCCACCATAAATCCATATCTAAGTTCAAACTGACCTTTGGCGATTACAGTCATGTCTTTAGAGGCTTTGACTGTAACTTTTTCACCTTGAACACGGATATCGGGAGCTCCGATGTCAACTATTCTCTCTGCTTTCACAGTAAATTGACCATCCTGTCCTCCACCATCTGCATCAATAAAAACATTTTTTGCTCTTAATAATATATTACCATTTTCACATTCAAAAATCATATCACCTTTTTTAGCTTTTATAATCTTTGCTGGTAATTGTGATATGTCTCCAGCATCTCTAACTTTTAATCCAGAACCAAGAACTTCCATTGACATGCCTGGTGTAGATAAAACATGTTTACCTGTTCCAGGCCCACCTCCCTCAGATGCACCTTGTCCTGTGCTTTGATAAAATCCAAAAGATTGTGCTTCCTGTGTGATAACCTGATAATTTGTATCACCATGTATGGTACTCTGTCCACTTTGAACAGAGTATCTTAATTTAACATCTCTTTCTAGATTTTTTTTATCGTTTGGTGCTTTTGACATTTTATTTTTCGATACAACTAATTACGGTTACAACAGCGTCCTGAGTTATTTGTGCGAGTTGAGCTGCATCATCAACTTTAGTAAACTTCAGAACTGGTTTTAATCTAGCACCAGCTCCAGTGTCACTATTTATTAGTAAATCTGGAAGGTCAGTAAATCCAAATCCTCCATTTACAACATTAACACCCACAATTAATCCATTTTGAATATTTAATTCAACTTCTGCTTGTCCTGTACCATTTCCATCCACTGAAACAGTATCATTATCATCATACCCGAAACCTGTGTTTTCGACAACAACATCATCCAAAGAAGTAACATATGTAACTTCACCATCATAGTTTCCATTTGGATCGGGAGTAACATTCTTTTCAGTTAAAGATCCATCTGGATTACGACTTGTTTCTGTTGTATTTGGTAGATATCCTTGGCCAGGGTTTGTGATTACAACATCAGCCACCTTACCATCTTTCATTCTAGGATAACCACCAGCACTACCACCTCTATCACAACTATCAAAGAATGAAAGTAATGGTGGTTCTTTAAATCCACTTCCAGGCCCACCGATTGCAACTCCAATAACCTTACCAAGAGCATTTATAATCGCACTACCAGTTGCTCCTGTTCCACCACCACCTATAAAGTCAACTCTTGGTGGGCCACACTTAAGAACATTGGTATTACAATCTGGAGCATTTGGTAAAGCTGGAATTCCATCTGCAATATCATCAATACCATCAGCAATATTAGTGAGTCTATCCAACCCAAGTTTATCAATTATATCCTCAAAACTATCCTCAACTGCTTTTGTAACTCCACCTTTTGATGAAAATGAAGTTGTTTCTGGGCAATTAACTTTATCACAATCAAGAACATTTGTAATAATGTTCGCAAACTTAATTGCTTTTGTAAATGTTGCACTAGGAAGTGCAATACCACCACCTTGAATATTATTCAATTGGTCAAACATGCCACCGAGACTGGAATCTATAAGATTATTAATCTGTCCAAACATATCGCCCATAAAATTTTGAACACCACAAGTCGGGACATCTAACACTTGTCCAATCATGTTCTCCAAACTTTTAGAAAGATAATCTAATAATCCATCCTGTATTTTTTCAATATTACAAAAGATAACACTAGTCAATGCGTTTGTAGCTTGACCCATCACAACTTGATTGAACTTATCGACTTTATTTTCTAAAGTTGTATCTAATTTATCAAGAGTGTCTTGAATTAACCATGAACGACCACGACGAACTAACTTCGTCATTGACTTATGAATTTTGTTTGTTGCTAACTTTACTTCTGATTTAATATCAATGATACCACCGTATATCGGATCAACATATGTGGAAGCCTCATTCAGTTGTTGAAGGGTTTCCATTTTTCGAGTAAAATCTTTTATTGTATTACTTATCTTTGATATCTCATTGTCCTCACATGGACTAAAGGTATCAGTAGTTATATTCTCATTAGCTGTGACTTGATCCTGTGCAAGAGTCTTAGTTGATTCTCCATCAGACATTGCAATTGATACTGGTGAATTTTTGGTTATATGAGTCTTACCAGCTGTTTGTCTAACTTTTGGTGGAGTATATGGAACAAAACAAGTTTGTTTCTTTGCATTAAACTGTGCAGTTGTTAACTCATCAGGAACAAAAGGTTGTTTATATAAAGTTCCAAATATGACTGGTTGTTGTGCATCATCACCATCCATGAAAAATCCAACAACAACTTCACCACCTTGATATTGAACAGTTTTTCCACAACCTCCAGTGGTTGCAGTATTTGGTGGTAACATAATATGAGCTAAAGGCAAATCCTCATCTGGAAGATCGTCGGCACAATCATGATATCCAATGATACGAACTCTACATCTAAAACCGTAGAGATCCTCTCCATTAGATGCTCTGGTTCTCTCAAGGGAATCTTCCCACTTTCCTTTCTTTGGATCGGTCACTTGACCAATCCACCACTTCATAGGATCTTTTCCCCAAAAATTAGTTGATGGCTGATACATCTAATTAATCGTCATATACTAAACACTCTGGTTCATCTGGATGCAAATCACAGAATATTTCCAGAGCATTAGGGTCGTGGTGGTCTCCCGCCTTAATCTCTTCTTTATGATGTTCTGCATATTCTTCTAGGTCATGCAATTCTTCTTTTGCATGTCTGCGTGCTGCAGGGTTTGCTTGTGGGTCGTCAAGGATTTGTTTATCCTTTTCGATATGGTCTTCGATTGATTTCATTTGATTCTCCTGTTTCTTTTATTTAAGCGGTAAATACATCACGAATTAATTTTACCTGAGTATTAGCTTTATTATCAGCTATAATGTGTTTTAATTCTGCTATTAAGTATTTACCACTAGGGTCATTAGTAGATTCTGTTCCATATAAAGTTGTATCTTGTTCTCCTTGTTGTCTAAGTGGAAATCTAAGATTCAACATCTGGCCAGCTCTCAAGTCTGGATTGAATGGAATCGAAATACTCATAGATTGTGAAAATATTGAGTTAGCCCTAGCATAGGATTTATTTTGATAGATGGCAAGCTCATTCTCCCTTTGAATTTCCTTTCTCTTAGACCCTTTTTGTAATGCACCTTTGTCCAGAATTCTCAACATCAATCGAGTTGGAAATGTCTCTAACTGATTTGGTAATTTGGGTGATTTCTTGAGTTTTAAATCTTCAATTTTAAAATCAACAGTTTTTAGAGTTGCATTATCAATATTTACATAGATTGTTTTATTTGCATACATTCCCAATCTACAATTCATACCAATATCATTTGTTTGATTTAAATTATTTTCTATAATTCTAAAATCATCTTTTTCTTGGGATGAAGTTTCTGATTTTTTATATTCAATAGGTTCTTCCTTTAATAATTTTTCTATTGACCTAAAAACATATCCATCAAGTGTTTCAAAGAATAAAAAACCAAAACCCTCTGCTGAAGATGATGTTTTTGAACATAACCATTGTATTGTATCGAAAGGTCTTTTTTGATTACCTACAAATGAATAAGAATTGGAAGATTCATCTTTATCTAAATTTTTACTTGTTTGAAGTCCTTTACTATCATTTTTCATGATATCAAGAATCGTATTTGAAATATTGCCTGCAAATCTTTTACTTAATCTTGAAGTTTCGTTAATAATTGATTCAACAGACAAAAATTCTAAAGTTGCAACTTGTGAGGAAGAACTTGTCGAAACATCCTTAACAGAGTTAAGCATTAAAAAATGTTTGTCTGGTTTAATTTCAAAATCATCATAACCATCAACTTTAATTCTTAATGAAAGAAACTCTCCACCTGTAATACCTTCACGACCTATTAATTGGTCAACATCAACAAAATTTAATGACAAAGATATTGACGGACTTCTTACACTCTCAAAGTATGTAATATTTGGATTACCACCAGATATTTCAAACTCTTCTTTTAAAGAAGAACCTTCCGTTGGTATCAACGTGCATTCAGATATAAAATATTTATTTTCCATTATTGTATGAGTTTAGCTATATTATTAGGTAATTCCGACCTTTTCATTCTTGTAACGTTTCCTCCTACAGGTTGTGCTATTGGCACTGGAGTAGGGACTTGTGCAAATTGAGTTTGAATAACTGGTTGAATTACCGTTTTAACTCCATTTCCACCTACACTTTGATTTATACTAGAAGCAAGATTAGAATATTCATCATTAGGAATGACATTACCAGACTCTGACGGAACTATAAGTTCAGGCCCTTTTTCACCAACAACATATGGTTCACCTTTTTTAACAGGGCCACCCTCAGCTCTCACGTTTCCTCTAAGAAGAGCTCCAGCAAATATCGAAAAGAGTCCACCCAAATCAGGCACCTCAGTCTCCCCTGCTTGAGCTCTTTTAAATCCCTCCTCGAAACCAAGTTCAAAAAATCTTTGAGATCTTATCAATGAAGATTGTTGATCAGGTTGAGCACTTCTTTGTGCTAACGCCTGTCCAAGAAGGTCTCTTTCTCGTTGTCTTACTTGATATTCTCTATTAGCTAATTGTATTCTCTTTGAAAGTAGAGAATCATAATTAAATATATTTCTTGCTGATATTGACATTTTATACTACCGACAAATAATGATTTGATATCACATCAATAAAGGGTATCAGGCTACTAGTATCAGATAATTGGTCACTCGCTATACTTGCAGAACCAAAATTAGGTGCGGATTGTTGCAGACCAGTAGTGTCAGAATCTCCACCTATCGGTGGTAGAATCTCTGGTGACATGTTATCATCTTCTGGTGGTTGACCTATATTTTGAGATAATTCTTGATTTTGTATCTTTGGTTTTACATTTGGTGATATCAAAGGACTAGAAGCAGCACCTGATTCTACTTGGTCTCCAGAACCATATTTACTGAAGAATGTATTGTCAACTCCTGATTTACCTCGATATGCATCACCTTCCTGATAAGAATCACCACTTAAAAATTCTGTATTTCCACCAACATGTTCCTGTGCAGATTTTATGAGTTTTTCATTTTGCAAATCTTTCGATGTTTGATCAAATAACTTTTCAATATCTTTCATAGATCTCTTATCACCTCTCTTATCAAAATATGATTTCATTGCTAAGATAGCAGTGTCTTTATCTGTAATATTTGAAAACTCTGGTGCGATTGCACCATCTGTCTTGGTTGGATCTTTAAATGCTGGTTGATATTGTCCTTCTTTTAAAATAATATCAGAGAGATTGAGTTTTGGAAACTTACCACTTTCATCTGCTTTAAAAGATGATTTAGTATAATCAAAAGCTGCATCATCCATTTTACCATCTGATATATCACCTTTAACATCAGCGAATCGATTATAAATTGATTGTGCAACATCAACTCTCGCTTGAGAATCTCCACCTTCTAATGAAGATATAGCAGTTAATATAGCAAAATCTTTTGAATTTGGATCAACTCCATATGGATTTTCAACTTTCTTTTTAGCTTTTTTATTTGTATCTGCAGCAGACACTAATCCATCAAAAAAGGTAGGACTATATGTATCAACTACATTTTTTGGAATAACAAATTCGCCAGGAGTTAATAAACCTCTAACTGTATCAGAGTTACCAGAGCCAGGCACAAGACGGCCTCGACTAAAAGGTAACAAACCTATTGCACCACCAACAAGTAAATCCGCATTGTTAGCTAAAAATTGATTTGCAGCCCCTGATAACCCATCTAAAAGTTTATTTCCACTTGAAAAAGGTTGGTCATCTTCTAGACCTTTTTGTTCATCATCAATACCTTTTTGTTTATCGTCCTCTATTTTATCAATATTTCTCTGTCTTGCATCTAAAGATGACCTTGTTCTATCTTGGTCTACAATAATATAATTTGTTATTTGTTGTACTTCACCTTGAAGTTGTTGAAAACCAGACTCTAAAGCTCTTAAAAGACTAGTCTGTTGTTTTGCAATTATTGTATTCGCACTCGCTGTTTTAAAGGCACGGTCAGCAACCCTATCAATCATTCTGATTGATTCAAAGAAATTACTTGCGGTAATTTTTTTAGGTTGTTCTAGTTCCTCATCCATACTTCTGGACACCTTGCTGTTGTTGTCTCTTTAAATTTTCAGATTCAATATAATCTTTCAGAAGAGCTAAGTAAATATCTCTCTCCCAAGGCATCATATTTTCAAGTTCTGTCAAAGAGTATTTATGGTATTGCATGAGAGCAAAATTGATACGATAATACGATTCAAGATTCTCTCTTGCAATACTTACCCGAAAAAATCGGATAATCCCTCCAAAACGATCTTACTCTTCTTTTTTGTGTTTGGATTTGTCACTTCAATTGTATGAGATAATTTAGGCATCGTTGCAAAAAACCTCTCAACCTGTTTAAATTGTTTTGAACTTAATTGTTCGATGAATTCCAATCTTTCATTTGGTGAGTAGTCTTTTGACTCCCAAGCATCTTCTTTTGTATAAACAGTATCCATACAATCTGCGATTAACTGAAATGTTTTATCAACTGTAGTTTGTGATTCTTCCTCTGTATCAAAGTTAGTTTCAATAAATTGACTCAAAGATGGATACTTCATACGAAGAGTCATATCTTTATCAAGATTTATATCTTTCACATGTTCTTTTGATTTGATAACCTTGATTTCATCAACGTAAACTGTAACGTCAACCTCAGTCTTTCTATCATCTGGACAAGTCACAATCATGTTAATATCTTCACCAATTGATTTTGCACGAATATTCAAAAACAAATATTCAATGTCAAATGTGGGTAAATCATCAATTTTGATTCCTCTTGTGATGACACATTTTTTTAGAACATCTTTAACAGCATTTGTAATTTGATTTTGATCTCTAGTTTCAAGTGCTAGAATTAGTATTTTCTCTTCCTTAACAAGAAAGGGTCGATATTTAATTTTTTTACCTGTTGATGGTAAATTCAACTCATAAGTTGGAGTTGTGATTGTTGGTAATGGCATAATGAATTAATTTTTGGTTATTTAGCGTCTAGCATCTAATCTTTTTTTCCAGTTTTCAGAGTATTCTTTAGATTTAATATAAGCTTCCTGTTGTTTTTGACCCTCTGCTGATAATGGCCAAGAATTTCCTACATCATAAGAATCCTTTAATGAATTCGCAGCAGCTTGTTCTTTACTTGAAAGTAAATTAAAGAAATTTGATTCAACAGCCTGATTAGTATCAGCGTAATTAAATGTGGTAAAGAAACGATCATAAGCAAATTGTACACTACATCTTAACACATTTGTATCACCATAGGCAACTCTCATTGATGTCAAATTGGTTGGCCAGACATTCACGAACTCATATGATGTTAATCTTGTTGTTGATTTTCTTGGTAACTGTGGAGGTGTTGTTTTAGCTGGTAATTCATCAAGAAAAGTATCTCTTTCAAATTTTGTAATATGCAAAACTTCTTTATAATCCTCTGGATAATTAAAACGACCATATGCATTTACATTTCTTTTAGCATTTGTTATTGGATTAATATAAGTCATCCATGATTCAAACACTTCTAAAATTACATGGTCAGCATCAACATAGAAAGTTAAGTTAAGTGGCGGAAAAGTTCTAAGATTTGGAAACTCTTCTTGAATACCTTGATGATGACCTACTGCAAGACTTGTTTGAAAAGATGTGCCTGGAATTTCTGCTTCAGCACACATTAATGAAAGTTTTTCACGAAATCCACGACCCTGAGTTCTTTTAAATCCATCCGATTGACCAAAACCCTCTAACCAAGTTTGAAAATTTCCGAATGAAAAAAATACTTGATAAAGAGTGTCTAAGGAGGGTCTCCCAACCATCTGAGAAATATCTCTTGTGCTTTTTTTAAATATTTGACCTGGCTTTGGAAATAAACTATTGCTTGTCACGATAAATAAACTTAACTTGTTATTACTATATATGAGCTATAAAGGGATATATCGACCTTCTAATCCTAAAAAATATAAAGGCGACTCTCAAAATATTATTTATAGGTCTTTATGGGAAAGAAAATTCATGAATTACTGCGATTTAAATGAGAATATACTTGAATGGGCTTCAGAAGAATTTTGGATTCCCTATTTAGACCCAACAACAAATCGTGTTCGTAGATACTTTCCTGATTTTTTTATTAAATATAAGGATAAGGATAACAATATTCGTAGGTCGGTGATTGAAGTTAAACCCATGAGAGAAACATTAGAACCAAAAGTCACAAAGGGTAAATCAAGAAAGACATTAATAAATGAATCAGTTACATACGTCAAGAATCAAGCAAAATGGAAAGCAGCAAAAGAGTTTTGTGCAGACCGTAAATTAGAGTTTAAAATCATGACTGAGAAAGAACTAGGAATCCGATGAGTATTCTACAGAACATATTAAATAAAGTTAGTGGTCAGGTCAATGAAGATTTCTTTCGGAGTCAATTGATTGAGGAACTTGGTTCAACAAATTTTGATGATGATGCTGCTGATACAGGCGGATTTGCTGCTGGTCAATTATATTTTTTCACATATCAGGCACAAACAAAACAACCGTATTATGATATGTATCCACTATCATATGTGATTGAAATGACTACAGGTGGATTTTTAGGTTGTAATCTTCATTATGTCCAATTAACTCAAAGAGAAGAACTTGCAATGAGCTTACTAAATAACTCTGCTCAGGGTACAGTTGCAGTTCCTCGGAGAACTCTGCATAAATATCTCTATACTGGTGTCAGAGGTCAACCATATCGTATTCCAGACTCAGAATGGACAGATGTGTCACAGTTACCTACTGAAAAATTCGTTGATATGAGAGGAATCACTGTTCCAAGAAGTCGTATTTACAATAGAAATTAATGGCGGAAAAAATATTAAATAGTCACCTCTACGAAGTAAATGGGGAGAATTATTCTTTTTCTTTTAGTAAAGAGAAAAAGGGTAAGGGAAAACTCACTGGCATCACCAAAATGGGTGCTAATGGGACTTTCAATACACCAGTTGATCCAAGTGGAGCAGAATGGAATACTGTATCAAACAGTGATGAAGCACAAGCAGCATTTAACTTACTTGTTTATCAAAAGAAAGGTGAGGAGGCCTTAGTTGTAGCAGATAAAGATACCTTAGACACACGTTTTAATCAAGAAACAAAAAAATTCGCAAACCAAGCAGCGTTAGCAGAAGAACTTAACGAAGAAAGAAATATTAGTGTCGCTACAGACGCTCAAAAAGAGTTTTCACCTCAATATGCGTCATACCTCGAAAGTCGAGGACAAAAATTTTCTGCGAATTTTTATACATATCCTCTCGATATTGACCCTTTACAGGATCATATGAAGATATCAAAATATAAGTATAAAAGACCAAGTGTTCAAGGATCAAGAGGTGCAACATCAACTGAAAAAACGAGATCTTATATACCCAAAGGAAAAGAGTGGAGTGGAAATACGATGGGTGGTAATGCTGCAAAAGCAAAAGAACATAATAAAAAGGCCACAGTTACAACCAAGTATAATGTCAATAAACCTGGCGATAGTATGTTGGGTAGCATACTTGATGGCACTGTGATTCTTCCAATGCCAAAAGTTGTTGATACCAACGGAGCAGAATGGGGTGAGAGTGAACTAAACATTCTTGGATTAGCCGCTGCCTCACTTGCTGGAAAATTTATTGGAGGAGGTGACAAGAATGACCCAGAATTCAAAGCTGCTAAAAAGATTGCAGAAAGATTAAAGAAAAATCCCGATAGAACAAGTGGTTTTGGTGATGTTAAAAACGCCATCGTTGCAGCAACAGCAGCTGAAGCTTCAGTGAGAGCAACAGGTCAAACAATAACACAAGATGAACTTCTTGCAAGAGCTCAAGGAAGAGTTTTGAATCCTAATGCTGAATTATTATTCCAAGGCCCTGTTCTAAGAGATTTTAACTTTGATTTCTTGATGATTGCAAGAAGTCGTCAAGAAGGAGCTCAAATTAGAAGTATTATTAGATGGTTTAAATTAGGAATGGCTCCTCAATTTAATAATTCAACTTTTTTAAATACTCCTGATATTTTTACACTTGAGTATAAAAGAGGTCAAGGGCCTATGGATCAATTAAATACAGTAAATAGATTTAACCCAGGCGGACTTGCATTGAGAACCATTGCGGTTGATTATGCTCCAAATGGCTATTGGTCTGCTTATCAAGATTCTCAACCAGTTGCAGTTAAAATGAGTTTAAACTTTGCTGAATTGAGACCAATATATAAAGGAGACCATGAAAGACTTCCAGAAGGTTCTGTAGGATACTAAAATGTCATATTCACCAAATTCTTATTTTAGACAATTACCAGATTTAGATTATCCTTCATTAAAGAATGATCGAACATCTGTTTATGATTATGAAATAGTTAAAAATCTCTTCAAAAGAGCCGTCGTGCGTGATGATGTTTTTGGAGATATGGTCAATTTCACAAAATACTCAGTTGAGGGTGATGAAAGACCAGATCAAGTTGCATATGATTTTTACGGTGATGCTGCTTTAGATTGGGTTGTCCTAACCACAAATAATATAATTCATGTAAGAGATGAATGGCCAATGGGAAATCAAGATTTTTTAACATACTTAAATGGAAAATATACTTCTCAGGATTTATCAAATATTCATCATTATGAAACAAAAGTGATAAGAGATTCTAGACAAAATTTAATACAACCAGCTGGTTTATATGTTAAATCAAATCACTCTGTTACATTTACTGATAGAGGTTCTACATACACAAAATCAGAAATAACTTCAGTTTCATTTCTTGAACACGAAACAAACTTAAATGATGCAAAAAGAAATATTGATATCCTAAGACCAGAATTATTAGATGTCTTCATGAGAGATATTAAAAATATGATGGAGTATAAAGATTCGAGTCAATATATCACTGATAATTTAAAACGAACACAAAATCCAAGAATAATTTCGCCATAAAAAAAGAGGTCGTTTTGAGCGACCTCTGGCGTAAAAATGGCCCCGAATTTTTTTCGGGGTATTTTCTAATT